GTACTGACCAATCTGATCGAGCTGTCTTGCATGTTCTAAAGCTTGATTATAATTCTTGATCTTGAATGTACCAAACTTAAACTGCCTACCTAATTCACCTGATCGGGTTGGACTACCACCAAGCAATGCAATACATGCACTGTAGTTGTATCCAGTCTCTTGCATGAACTGTTTAAACTTAATGTATTCTGGATGGCCTAGCGCACAGAATGAATGTAGTCTATTGCCATTGTTCCAGTTGGCCATGTTCTCGTTCAGTCTGCGCACCTCATCTAATGCTAACTTATTGATCTTGATAAAGTGTACATCAAAGCCCAGAAAGTTTGCCGCTTCAAAGCGATGTTGACCATCAATGATCTCATGCTTCTCATTGACAATGATCGGCACAGGGATGTACCTTTCTTTCATGGACTTAATCAGTCTCTTTAAATTACTTTTATTGATGTTACGATTCCCGTTAATGTATTTAAACATACCGTAATCATTGGTTTTATAAACTTGATTTACTTGTTTCATTATGTTTTCCTTAAAGTTAATTACAAATTACTACATCTTTACATACTCGACAGATCTGCATCGTTCCGTCGGGTAGATAAACTCTTTTGGTTTCACACGCTCCAATGTAATGTGAGAAACCGACTAATGCCAGGATAATGACAATGACTAACACATCATTTTTTGACATGATTACCTCCACTTCCTTCACTGGTTCTTCTTAAGCGTTCGCTTCTCATCTTCATCTGAGCGATACGCTCCCTAAATATATCTTTATCCATGCCGAGTACATCCATGCATAGTTCAAATATCACATTGTCGTCATAGATAAAGTGTGCCGCTTGATCGACTAATAACTTCGGTGATCGATAACCTAGGAAGTCATGCAAGGCATTCTCTAAAATGCCAAGCAATAATCTTCCGCGCCAGTCATCATCAGCAAAACTTCGATCAAACATCCTGTCGTATAATGGATCTTTAGTAACGTTCATGATTACTCCTGGCTTATTTTTCTCAGTATGTCACTGATCGCATTCTTAATATCCATGAATGTATCAGGGCCTAATGCACTGAGTGCCATCTTATTTAACTCAAAGAATTCAGTTAACTTCTTTGCTTTCTCTTCAGGTGGCAGTTGACTATTACCGATTCTGTGTGACATCTCAATCATAGTCTTCTTCATGGCATCCTTGTCTTTCACCTCAATCGGTTCCTTGCCAGGTAGATTGAGGCTTAAAACTTTTTTACTTCAGGTACCTTTGATGGTGGTAGTTTGTTTGCCATCGATTGTGTAGCTTGGTTGCCATCATCATCTTCAGGCGCAATACCACAGGCAGCCATCAATGAGTAACGTCTTGCATAGGTTAAGGCTGAGCCATAGCCTTGTGCATTCTGCTTATCAGCGGGTACATGAATTGTGCCACCACTGATTTGCTCACCACTTTCATGCATGAATATGGTTTCTACTTTCACACCATTCTCACAATCATGAGTCTTTTGTATCAAGGCAAACCCATGATTATTCAATGCATCGAGTACAGCTTCAACACATCCCGCTAAATCCACATACTTTGATTTAAAGTGTGGATTCGTTGATGTCTTGAGCGCGGGTGCAAACTCTCGTTGTGCTTCTACGAATGCCTTAGCAGTCACCGAAATTTTCTCTGTCATAATTTTCTCCAAAGTAAGTTAATATTAATTCACGACGTCTACGTTTATCAACGATGCGACGCTTGATGATTTGTAAAAACATCTCATCATCTTTTTTGTCTTGCTCATATTCCTCTTGACGTACTACCGTTTCATAGAGGTACTGTAAATCATCCATTGTCTACACTCCTTATACGTAATTTAGATTGGCGCACAGTTCGCGCTGGCTTGGCTGGAACGATCTTTTCAGGTGTTGCTTTATAACTGATCATTGGCCATGAGATTTTATATTGACCTGAAATGGCATACATATTGTCGCGCATACGATCCATGATTTTGAGTTCATGATTTTGTATTTGCTCTTCTATGTCTGCATGGATCTGACGTAACTCTATGATTTTATTCACATCTTCTTCTACATCATCGAGTACAATCGTTTCCTTTTCAGCTTCATCAAAGATTGATGCGGCTTCTTTGGTCGTTTCCATGTCATACCATTCGACCTCATCGTTAGTTTTGTATTTGTCCAGGCGTCGTTGAAAATCAATGACAGCTTCATGAATCTTAGCAATCACTTCTTCATCGCGTTGGTATACAAAAGTTTTTAGAGTGGTGCCTTTATATAAGACACACACTGCACCCCACTTTGCACCTGTGATGTCCATCTGCATTTGCAATTGTAATGGCCCACGATACAGTGGGAGTTCTGTTGCTGACTCGACTTCATGCGCTGTGAGTTTGGCTTCGACTACGCCCATGCCATCTAGGCGTATCTCGTCCCCATTGACACACACAATGCCTTTCTCAATGTCTGTCATGATGACTCGATCATCACCTGTGACAGTGCCATCCAGGCTACATGCAATTGGTATTTTCTTATGAAAATATGGTTGCGTGTGTGTGGTCTTTGGATTGCCAAGCCCTAGCCTAGCGCATGATTCATTTAAGATGGTAGTTTCAAGTTTATTGCCCCAATCCATAGATTCATTGCTGGTGAATGGTGGCTCAATGCCTGAGATAACATCCATCTTTTGTTTTAGTAGTTCGTTGACCGTCATAAACCTTGAAGCACCCATTAATACAGGCACTTCAGAAGCGGATAACTGGTCGTTCGGTGTGACTTTACCGACCATTATGTTCCCTTTCGTTTAGTAGTTCTAAGAAATTGTCAAGATCATTGACCATTGAAAACCAGTCATCCATTGAAATCTCGCCACGTCTTTCGAGTTCAAAGACATAGTTAATGAGTTGTCGGATCTTAGTTTTGAGTAGAGTTTTCTCTTCTTGTTTTGTCATTGTGTTCACCTTTCATGGTTTCTGTTAAACATTCTTGTTTTGTCTTTACAAGTATTTTGGTATCTCTATGCACTTGTTCAAACAATGCCCCGTTTTTGCAATAGACTTCAGGGGTATCCCTATTATAAGATATCCTTAAATTAATTGCAAGATCATAGATTCCCGCGCCAATAACGGCCCCGAGAATAATATAAATAGTTGGCTTTCTCATGCGTCCCCCTTTTTAGTTTTCGGTGTCTCGACCCTATTGAGAAGGTAGTCTTCAATGGCCAGATCGTCAATCCAATCTTGTCCATTTTCAAACCCACAATAAGTTTGGTTATCATTTTCCATTTAAACCCCCTTTTATATGGTTATGTTTAAAATATAATAAGATGCTAGGCCTAGCATTAAGAACAAAATAAACCCCCCTAAAACGTCCATAATGGCGTTTCTAAGGCGTCTTTTTTTAGCTAGGCTGTCAAACATATCAGAATTGCAATAGGCCATATAATAAGCTATTTGGTTTAATTGCTTTTCTTTTGTTAGCTTGTCCGCAATAGATTGAGTTGATTTCATAATATACCTTTCATAGTTTATAAAATGATTATCAAATGATAATCCAGCAGCACCCCTTTTTAAGATGCTGCTAGGTATCACTTATTGACCCGCTTTCAGTATCTTGTCAACGGCTCCAAAAATACGCTGCGCGGATTGACTAGGAATCTCTTTTCGATCACCTAGCCAGCCTTGAACATAAGCGCGTGAACTTTCAGCGCCTGGCAATCCTAACAACTGGCATAATATATATGCACATGACTCAGCTTCAACCTCTTTAATATCTTTTGGAGTTTGCTCGCTGTCACTCATGGTATGCTCTTTTGTGTGCTTTAATACTACATGCGCTATTTCATGGAAACGTGTTTTATGAGGTAACGCCGCAACAGGATTGATTGCGATTGAATCATTTTGCGCGAATCCTTGAACATTGCCATCAGTCATGGAAAATGGAATTTCAGTGATATTAAGTTCTTTTAATGCTTTATCAGAATTCCATTGTGGATTTTTAACATCCTCACCAGCAAGATCAGCTCCCTCAGTTTGAGATAATGCGAACCAATTATTGCGCTGGATAAAGATCTGTTGCTTTTCGCCAGTTTTATTGCCATTCTCATCTTTTTTATCGATCATTACTGGCATGATTAAAGATATTGCCTTGCTACCTTTTTTAACTTGGCGTCCTAGCTGTTGCCAAGCTTTATATGATGCGATTGGACCTATTTCAACATCATCACGGCCATCTAATTGCGAATAAGCTAGATATTGATTAAGCATTGAATATTTATGAAATCTTGAATAAGCACTGCTGATGATGCCAGGCTTATTAATGATATCTGTTAAGTAGTTAGTATAATTAATTGTACTCATTTTGTTTACCTTTCCTAGTTTATAAAATGCGCTGTTATTACAGCGTTATGTAATTAAAACATGAAAGATATCTGAAATGCAAACACTTTTTATTGATGTATTTAAACAAACAATCAAGGCCAGGATAATGATAAGTTTTGCTTATAGATAACAATGACTTATCGTTAAGCGTATCATGATAGGTATAACTTATCACATTAGATAGAGTTAGTTAGTAGCTAGTTTGAATTATATGTCTCAAACATCTATTAAAAAGCAATGTTGCGCGGATACAACATTCCTTGCTACAAAATGCGCGCATGTGGTTTATTTACAACAAGGGGGTTTCGGGGGGCGGGGGGGGTGTCTTTGTCTCTATCTGTTACACTCAAATTTTTCCCAGTTTTTCCAAAAGACGTTGGTTGCACAGTGTAAACACGATATCTTTCTGTACCTGGTCAAACTCTTGCCAATTAACAATCTCATCTCGTGTACGGCCACAAGAGATACACAACTCGATATTGTCTATAGACTCTAATCTACATTGATACGTGCATGGTGATTCTTGCATGGTGTCCTCATGAACATTTGTTATATATATATCATTGGTGCATGCGGTTAGCATGCCATGTGGTTATCTAGGAGTAGATAGAACCTAACCCGATAAAAAAAGGTATTATCGGAAAACAGCTTTAGCTGGATAGCTCTCGTTTATCTAGTATGCTGTACGCCCGCTTTCACGATTCCCGATACCTTTATAAACTACTATAGGAGAGATCTCTGCGGTTAAACACGTTTATTCCCTTGGTCGCTATCTACCGATGGGAGGGCTGGGTAATGGCCCCGTTAAATACATATTAGCATAACCAAGGATTAAATCAAGACTTGCACTTGAGTATCTTTAAGATATACTATTTCTATGGAATACAAGATACCTGAATCGATACAGATACAGAAGTTAAGAAACAAGGATCACAGGCATTTTGTAGTGATACCATTTAAAGCAGTCCTGGATCAGAAGGTGACTCCAGGTAACTTAAGAGTGTTAGCTGTATTAGCTGGATACTGTAACAAACAAGGTTTTAGTATTGTAGGCATTAGGACGTTAGCTGAGAAGCTCAAAGTGACTTATCCTACCATACAATACCATCTACAGAAACTGATGAAGTTAGGTTATGTAGAGATGAGACCGAGATCGGCATACCGAGGGATCCGTGGTAACTTGAGACGGATTGTGTATGATAGTAGTGTAAAGTGGGATGATGTAAAAGGTTACATGTTGGACAATGAAGACATTAACTACATTAAACGCTATACCGAGATCGAGGGAGGAAAAGATGTTTGAGTATGTGCTTGTTGTATATATGACAATGAAACACCCCCAATACGTTGGACATTTTGTAGATTGTACACGAGCAAATGAGTATGCTTTAAAGAACTATCCAAAGGCAGAGTATACGAGTTGTTTGCATGAGGATTATATCAACTTACCTGAAGGTTTACTGAAGAAGGAGATCAAATGAGTGATGGTGGAAAAGGCAGTGCGCCAAGACCAGTGGATCGTAAAAAGTTTGAAGAGAACTTTGAACGTATCTTTGGTAAAAAGAAATGAATGTATTAAGTTTATTTGATGGAATGTCTTGTGGTCAGATTGCTTTAAAGCAACTAGGCATTCCTATAAACAAATACTATGCAGCAGAAATAGATCCTTATGCAATGCGTGTCACACAGAATAACTTTCCAGATACCATTCATTTGGGTGATGTCACTAAAGTTAAAGGTGAGGATTTAGAAAAAATCGATTTACTGTTAGGTGGTTCACCTTGTCAAGGATTTAGTTTTGCGGGTAAACAGTTAAACTTTAATGATCCAAGATCTGCATTATTCTTTGAGTTTGTTAGACTGTTAAAAGAATGTAATCCTAAATACTTTCTACTAGAGAATGTCAAAATGAAAAAAGAATATCAGGATGTCATTACAGAACATCTCGGTGTTGAACCGATTATGATTAACAGTGCATTAGTGTCTGCACAGAATCGAGTACGATTGTATTGGACCAATATACCTAACATTACTCAACCAGAAGATCGTGGTATTGTGCTTAAGGATATTGTGGAAGAAATGCCTGTAAATACATCCAATACGTTTACAGAAAAACAATCAAATAATAACAATGAAAAACCAATGCAAATTGGTATGGCTGATAATATTAATGGAC